TTACCCTAAAGAAAGAGTCAATATTATTGACATTATGGTCGCCAGATTTTGGCATTATGAAGGTCTCTTGTTAGTTACTCTAAAATCTATATTTATATCGTTTATATCTATCTTACCACTACTTACAAGTTTCAGAGCTATAGATTCACAATCATTATTATTTGGGTCTATTGTAAAAGCATTAACTTCATACTGTGCATTATTAATAGTTGCTTGTCCACTTCCTGGGTCAGATGCTGCTGTAAAACTTGTGCTTCCATCAAGTGCATAAGACAATGTTAATGTAGAACCAGCTGCTGCATCTCTAGAAGTAACATAAACTTTTTTAACTTTTTTTACTAATCCTGGATTACCAAAGTCTATATCTTTAGTAATTAATTCTATAGCTTTAGTTCCAGTATCTCCTGTTAGCAATTTTAATGTTTTAGCATTAGTTGCACCATATTCTAAATAATATAATCCATCAAATGATTCTATAAAATTTGATATACCATCATAATTACTTGTTGCAAAAGGTTTAACAATAGACCAGCATTGTCTTGTAAAATCAAATACAAATACATCTGTATCAGCAGAAGCATCTTGTACTACACATAATTGTTTATATTTATTGTTATATCCTATTGCAGGATTTTTAGTAGCTTGATTTGTTCTCCAAGTTGCATCATCTAATTTTACAGTTAATTCTTTTGGCATAGATTGTCCGTCAAAAATATATACTCCATCATCGTTTACCCAACATACTCCAAAAGGTGTTTTACATATCGATTCTTGTTGTCTGCATCCCATACCATCATATTCTGCTTCTAAATACCAACCAGCATCCGATGAAGAAGAAATATTAATTACATATAATTTTCTTTGCTTAAAAGCTAATAATCTATTTCCTAAACTATGTAATGCTGTAAATGCATCACCATCACTAATTCCAATATCTAAATAATAACTATCTGGAAAAGTTGAAAACCTATTTACTGGTGTATAATATATTCTGTCGTCAAATACTTTTCCATTTTTCTTAACATTTGCAATCCAAGCTCTTCTTGCACACACCGTTGCTGCTTTAAATCCACCAGCTGTTGTATCTGAAGTTCCTGTTCCAAGGTCAATGCTTTCTTCATCTTGTGAATATCCATTAATACTTTCATAGGTATCTAAAGAAGGATTAACAATATTTAAATTTTTAGATTCGTTATAATTAGTATCTACTCCATCAGAAAATGCTTGATAATCTTCAAATAAATTACTTCTTATTCCTCTTCTATAATCAACATCTAAAAATAAAATCCATCTACCATTACCACCTTTTTTTCTAGTATATATTCTTACACCTTTTTCATTTTTTCTTGTAGTAAAACTTGTATCTAGTAATCTAAATCCTACTCTTGTAAAATATTTTCCAGCAGTAATATTAAAAACAGTAGACTGTACTGCTTGTGGCAATGTTTCGTTATTTTGTAAATCTAAAACAGTATGTGTAAATTCATAAGTTCCAGCTTCCCAACCACCACCAGTAACACTTGTTGATGTAGATGTTTGAGTTTTTACCTGAGAAGAAGCTCCATGTTCAAGTGCTCCAGTTCCGTATATATCTCTAGTAACCAAAAGCTGAACAATATCTTTAGTTCCAGCACTATCAATATAATTTACTCCTCTAATTTCCATTGCTTCGTTATTAATAAATATAATTTGTCCATCTTGAAAATCTGTATGAGTTCCAGTTAAATCTGATGAAGGAAGATTTTTAAGTGCATCTGTATCTAAGTTTACAGTTCCACTTGTTGATTTTAAATAAATAAGTTTATCTGTTATTAAAATATCTTCACTTTGACTTGGAGTTGTTCCGTTAGGGTCTGTAGTAGTAATAATATTTACATCACCACTTGTAAGAACATTAGACAAACTTGATGATACTACAGCTGGATTAGTGCTTGCTAGTACAACAAATTCTCCTGCTGCACTTGGAACATCTGTAGCAAAATTACCAGTTGTAGTATCTGATATACTTTCAAACATATTTGCAGTTGGTACTACTCTTAATTTGTCATCATTCCATCCAGTAATACTTTGAGCAAATCTATCTTCAGAAACATATTGTAATTTTCTTGGCTCATAATCATTATCACCATCTACTACTTTTTTATCAGAAATATATAATACTCCATCTACATAATAATATACAGGTTGTATTGCACCAGTTACTTGCATATCTATTTCAGCATCATTAGATTCGTCTGCAAGAGTAAAATTACTTCCAGGAGTATCAAAATCTCTTCTAAAACATTGTATAGTAGTATTTCCAGAACCTTTATCTATAGGATAAGCTATTACTTGAGTTGGTTTTGCTGTTGTATCACTATCATCTACATTGAATTGAGAGTTAAATATAAATGCACCATTACCCTTTGCAGTATGAGTCATTGTTTCAGCTGAACTTTTATCGCTAGAAGATGAAGATGATTCTATTAAACCAGGATTAGATAATACAACATTATCTGCTTTTTGAACTTCATTGGGTGCAATATCTCTAGGAGAAGACTTAGTGTTTAAGCCTCCACTAAAATCATTTAATTGTAAAGATTGTCTTGGCATCAGGCACTTCTCTTTACCTTTTCAAAACTACGCATTCCTCCAAGACCGAGCATTCCGAGAAGTACTGTTGTAAGAGTTCCCATATCAAAGGTTGGTAATAAGATTTCGTTTCCTAAGCTATACATAATAAATGTAAGTAAAGGTTGCAATAAAAAATGATACCCTAATGCCGTAGCACATATCCATCCAGTAAATGGTCTCCACCCAGCAACAAAGATACTTGTATGACCAGCTTCTACTTTATTGACTTCCATTTGTGCTTTATTAATTTCTGCAATTAATTCTGCTTTTTCCTCTTTGTCTAAAGTAAACTTGTCTACATGACCAGCTACTTTATCAATTATTCCTGCAACTATATCTAATTTAGGCATTATTTAAATTCCTTCCATTTAGCACAATCGCAATTATTAATACAACTACTATATTTACATATAGAGTAATGTATTGCCATTCCTATCAAAATACCTATTATAACATTTACCATATTATCTCCTTAATATATTAACCAATTAAATCCAACTTTGGACTCATAACTTTGTACGTCGTACATATTAAAATATCTTGCTTCTAAAAATACTCCAAACTTATTAGATAACTTCCAACCATAAACCAATCCTAAATCATAGTCCATTCCATTTTCTGCTACATCATAATTAAACGAATAATCAGACATACCTTTTGTTACTGGGTATGTTGTGGTCCAAAAGTGAAACCAGTTTTTAGGAGTATATTTATAATAATCTGCACCCACAGATAAACTTAGTTCGTTTTGGTAACCAAGGTCTTTTGCATATTCTTCATTATATTCTTTAACAATCTCTCCATAGATTTGTTTATAAAACATATCATCTGTATTTGCAACAAGATTTCCTTCTGCATCATACCATTTCCAGTCATAATATTGATAACCATATTGAGTATATTGTTCTGCCCATTCATCTGTAAATCCGTAAAAATAAGCAAACTGCCAAAATGGAATAAATTCGTCAGTATCTATTCCTTGCTCATCCCACCATAAATCTATAGGTCTAAAGTCTAAGTATGCTGGGTGGCTTCTACCTGCTACACCCATAGATAATGCAAGATTACCAAAGTCTTTTTTAAATCTCATATCTAAACCACCAAACTCTACGTCTTCCAATCCTCTTAAATCGTAATTAGCTTTCGCTACAAAATGCTTTCCCATATATCTAAGCATAAATTGTTTATTTGTAAACTCTTCTTCGAACTCTTTGTGGTCTGAATATTCAATTACATATTCCCAACCAGTAGGAACATTACCAATAGCTGCATTTTCATTAATACTAGCCTCTGTTCCTGAATACCAAACTTCACTTTTGTTCTCATATCCGAACCTGGCGAGTTTACGAATACCAAAGGTCATAACTGTATGGTCATCTAACTCTTCTTGCAACTCTTGTAACTGACCACCAGATACTTGGTATTGTAATTCTTTTGTTATTGGACTGCTAAAGCTATATGCACCATATATAGTGCTAAACTTAAAAAAGTCTTGTGCTGTTAATGCTCCCATTAATAACACGCAACCAAATAATTGTTTAAACCATCTCGCTAAATATATCATTGAAACTTCCTTAGTTGTATTTCATCAATTTCATCTTTGATTTCCTTGATGATTTTGTCTTTATCTAAATTGAAACTTAATCCAGCTTCAAATCTTTTTACCTCTTTACCATATTCAAACATAATTATTGTAGGAACTGAAACTATCTTCCATTCGTTTGCAATAATTGCACCATAGTTTTTATCATCTATACTTGCATTAAACCATACACAATTTTTTAAACCATTTAAATCTAATGATGCTTTAAAGTTCCAGTCTGCATTCACTTGAACTATTACACATTCATCTTGACTCAATAATTGAATCTGTTGTAAATCTTTTAAACTAGTTTGAGCATATAAAGGCGATAGCGATAAACAAATACCAACCAAATATGACATACCATATAAATAATTCATCTCTATACCTCACTTTTGCATCAACATGCGTTCAATGTTTTTAACATCTGTACGCATTTCTTTTTGTTCTTCTTTAATTTCTTG